CCTATTATGCCTCTGGTGCTGCGGGAACAAACGCAACGACGGCTTCGCAGGGATATGGCGGTAGTTACGCAACGTGTGGAGTATATGTGTTGACTCCTTCTGGATGGAAGAGTACATTCCAACTCAGGGCGAGAGGCGGTAGCGGTGGTAATGGTGGTGATTGGGGTTCAAGCGCGGGATTAGCAGGCACGGCATCAGACGTTGCTGCTGAAACATTTACATTGAGTACGAGAGGAAGCGCGGGTGGCGCAGGTAAATATATAGATGGGAGCGCATATGCAACATGGACAAATGCTGGAACAAGACTTGGTACCACATCCTGATGTGATCATCAAGATCGTGGCAGTTCATCCGACTGCCGTAGAATTCAAGTGTATTCTTGATGGATCGGACTATCACATAGATGATATGCCATCCTACAATTTCGATTTGATGAACTTCAACGAGATATCGGACATGGTGGAACTTCTAAGACGAATTGCGGTTAGCGCATTTGCTCTTGCGCAGGAGCAAGAGGCTAAGGCTAATTTCAACCAGTTCCCGGTATCCAAGTTGGACTTTACGAAACTTCTGAACAGGGATATTCGAATCTCCCTCAAGGAAGCGTACTCATCCTCTAACTTTCAAGTAGAGACACATGGCTAGACCGGACATTCGCAAATTTGTGCTTCCCGGCAATGTACTAGATCCATGGGATCGTGTGCCGTGGAATGATTTTCCCGGCAAGCCGAAGATATTCGTTCCATCGGGCGAAATCTATGAGAATCGGCAATACAAGTATATTTTCGATGCGCTGCGTGCGGCTCAATTGAACACCACGCTCATCGAAAGCGAAGGCGACTATCGGCTACAGACCACATGCCCATTCAACATTCGAATCAAGACAGATCTTATTGATCTTTGTAAAGAGGTTGGGCTACCCGCTCTTGAAACTTATCCTCTGGATCCTGATATCATTCAAAACATCACCACTCCTGTTTTCCTAAAGCCGCAACAGGGTAAGAATTCGTATGATCCTGACATGCGCAGTTCCTATAAGGTTTACCCGAATGGACCCGCGCTATTGGCTGCGCTCAGATCCGAGAATCACGGCATACCGGATGACTTGTTAAAAAAGCGATATTTCGTGGAAGAATCCGGTGCGCTACCCAACGGTTCTGTGAGCAAGGTTCTCGGCATGATTCTAATCAATAGCGAGGGAGTCTGTAAGTGCTTTCATGTGGACGAGCAGACATGGACTCCGCGCACACGTAGCACTAATTTGGATTTGGCGATTCGCCGTCCTACCAATGCGCATGTTGCGGTCATGGAAGAAATGGCAAAGAAGGTGGCTGACTATCGCCGCTTCCGCAATTGCTGCCTTTACATTCAGGCTATCATCAAGAATGGAGTCTATTACTACAACGACGCGGACGTATGTATTCCAAAACTCTATGCTGTGGCGTTGAATAAATACCTTCCAGAGCATCTGAACTTCATGTTTGATCAGGTATCGGACATTACGATCCCTACCGAATATGTGGTGACGAAGACTCTGACAAGCCTCAAGGGTGCCAAGGAAACACACCTGAACTTGTTAGAGAGTCGAGCCGCCCAATACAATGCGTTCTATTGGATACAGCGGTTCAATTTCAATCCTGCCGACGAGGTAGGACGATACATGCTGATGACTTCGGGTAACACTGAGGAAGCAGCATTGGATACGATGAACGCTTGGGTTGAATACTTAACTTTGGAGTAATTATGTTCAAGAAAATCCTACTTATTGCGGCAATGCTATTTGCCGTTCCCGCCTATTCTGAGCAAATGGATCTGTTCTCGGCTCAGTATCAGGACGAGGAAAACACACCCATTCGCCTACAGCATGTGTATCATCACACGCTCGGATGGGATCGGCTGATGCTTTCAGGCATCAACAATTGGGACATTGACGATCATTCGGACAGCAAGCGAGTTCAAATCAAGCCTCGCCTCTTGCTGACCGCATATGAAACGAATGGCTTCCAGTTCAATGCCGTCTACCAGTATGAGTTCTTTCACACCGCAACCGTGGAGCGCAACTCCAATCGGTATGGCGCAGGCGTGAAGTACAAGTACAAGACGTTCTCTACCGAAGTCAATTACCTGTACGACGAATACGAAGAGACTGAGCGTTGGGATACCTACGTGAACTATCGCTACGGTAAGTTCGGATTCAACAATCAGTTCTGGTATGTGCCGGATACTGAGCGTCATTACGAACAGGTCACGCTGTCCTACAACGTGTGGAAGAACGTCAACTTTCAGGTTCAGCGTCAGTGGCTCACCAATGCCGACGATATCTGGCGCACTGGCTTTAGCATGAGGTTCAAGTGATATGAATAACCTAGCACTTACTACCCTGATCGGAATGTACTCTGCGCTTGCTGTGCTTGCGCCGATTCTTTCTAATCGTCTGGTCGAAATCGGTCACTTCAAAATCGTTCTCGGTGGGCTGTTCGCAGCCTTTGCCGCAGGCTTGTTGGATGTGGTCAACAACAATTGGGGTATGAAGCAAGCCAGAGAAACCGTCCTCGCTGCGCTCATTACTCGCTTTGCCTGCTACGGCTTGATCGTCCTCGCGATGTTCCTGCCCGTAGTTCGCGAAACGCCGGGATATCAGGAAATGATTCTGACCGGAATTCGATTGCTACTCGCAGCCGAAATCTCGTCGGCTATCGCGCAATACTTCATTGACATTCCGTTGTTCGACTATATGAAGCGCAAGTTCAAGTTCTTCCTGTTCCGATACAACCTGTCCAATGTGGTATCGCAGATCGTTCAGGGTGTCACCTTTGTCTATGCCGGGTTCTACGGAACGGATAAGGCACACCTGATTCCGCATCTGATCGTCGGCGGTTTCGTTCTCAAGTTGGGGCTACAGATTTCGCTGTCTCCATTGATGGCACTGTTGGCTCACTGGACTAAGCCGAAGACAGATGTTCATTCTGCCTGATGCCAAGGTAGTGTTCCTGTTCAATCCAAGGACAGGAACACATACCCACCATGCGCTCCTGTGGAAACATCGGGAGCGTTTGTATTTGCCTGAGTGTAAAGAATGGCGTGCGTTGGATTTGGAGAAAGAACACATTCACATGAACTTTGCGTTCATGATGGCAGTCTATAAAGAGGTAGACCTAAATCCGTATCGGGTCTTCGCGTTCTATCGGGATCCGGAGGATTGGTTTGCGTCAGCCATCAACTACATGACCTCCAAGTATTCCAACCTGAGATACCACATCAATATGTCGCCGCGAGCGTTTTGGGAGCGGTCAGATGAAATCAGGTCGCAAAAGCAATTTCTGGATCCTAATTGGAATGTGAAATTGGAACTCTTCAATTACCATGACTTTGACAACGAGACTATACGTGCCTTTGGGGAAATGGGTATTGAGGTCAAGCCGGAAGATATCATTCGAAAGAACCCTAGTGAGAACGCAAAGCGAGTCCTGACCGACAAGGACCGAGAGCAGATACGGAAATACTGGCATGAGGACTACGAATTCTTAGAGTCCAAGGGCATCACATTCCCTAAATATCCGGTTAGTCACAGGAGTTCCCCTCATGAAAATTGTCTACAATTTTCTGCCATTTCGTAAACTCTGGATCGGCGGCATGGTCATCTACCCGTTCATGCTGTTCAAGCGCAGCAGGGAAGAGGTCACGGATCGGCTGTTTCGGCATGAACTGGAACATGTCTATCAGGTTCGCCGGGAAGGGTGGCTCAAGTTCTATCTGACCTACCTATGGGAGAGCCTGCGGCACGGTTACAAGGGCAACAAGTACGAAGTGGAAGCCAATGCGAAAGAGGACATGCCTCTGACGGCGGAAGAACGCAGGCTGAAAGACTCCTAAATACAGGATCACTGAGGGAATTCCATGGCAACTCCAAATTCTAGAGCAACTTTCAAAGACTACTGCCTCCGCAGCCTAGGCTTTCCGGTCATCGACATTAACGTGGACGACGATCAGGTAGAAGATCGTGTGGATGACGCACTCCAAAAGTATGCGGAATTCCACTATGACGCTACCCATGCGGACTATCTTGCCGTCAAAATGACTGAGGCTATGTTGGCTAATTCGGCTAACGTTGCCAATGCCAATACCTATGGATGGATTGCTCTGCCAGAGAACGTGGTGGGTGTTTCTCGTATGTTCCCTCTAACCGGCGACGTAGTTCACGGTGGCGGATCTTCGGCTAATTTCAATATCTTTGACCTGAATTACCAGTTGCGCCTGAACGAGCTATACGAATTTACCAGTTCGTCTTACCAGTATTACTGGATTGCCCGTACTCATATTCGCATGTTGGAAATGATTCTGATCGGAGTTAACCCCATTCGGTACAGCAAGCACATGGGACGTGTCTATATCGACATGGCTTGGACGGCACCCGAAGTTCCTGCCAACACATACCTTCTGTTGGAGTGTACCACCCTTCTGTCGCCTGAAACCTTCCCTAGAGTCTGGAACGATAACTGGCTCAAGGAATACGCTACCACACTGATCAAGCGTCAGTGGGGCGAGAACATGAAGAAATACGCCAACTATACACTTCCCGGTGGTATGATCATCAACGGTCAGCAGATCTATGACGAAGCCAAGGCAGAGCAACTTCGCCTTGAGAAAGTCTTACGCGAAACGTGGGAACAGCCGCCACAATTCCTGATCGGATAATACAATGCCAACTAGCGTCTATTTCAACAATCAGAACGCAACTCGGGAGCAGATGCTTCTTGAGGATCTTGTCATTGAATCCATTCGCAATCATGGCATTGACGTATACTACATTCCACGTTCCTCGCAGGGCATTCTGGATGACCTGTTTGGCGACGATCCGGTAAAGTATTTCGATCAAGCTATCAAGCTCGACATGTATCTGGAAACGTTTCAGGACTTCGGTGGTCAGCAGGAATTCTTCTCCAAGTTCGGTCTACAGATTGAAAAGACTGCGCGGCTCGCAGTCGCCCGTCGAACGTTTGAGAAGTACATTTCTCAAAGCCTGCGTAACATGCCGAAGGAAGGCGACCTGATCTTCATGCCGACACAACGAAAGCTAATGGAAATTAGGTTCGTGGAACGTGACATGTCCTTCTTCCAGTTAGGCAAGGTGGTTCCTTACATGTACGGACTCTCGCTTGAAACCTTCAAGTACAACGGCGAGTTCATCAATACGGGCATCGAAGAGATTGACCTCATGTGCGATGAGAGTGCGCAGTCGATCAACTATTCAGTCAACGTAGCAACCTACAATACCAACACGTTCATACGTGCGGAAGTTGCCTATCAGGGACCAAGCCTTGCGAACGCAAACTGCTTCGGCATCGTGGTTTCGTTTGATCGTCCTGCCGGTGTGCTGCGTCTGCGTAACATCAACGGATCTTTCGCCAATGGTGATGTGATTCGTGGCAACACGTCGAACGCACAAGCAACGCTAGGCTCGTACAACATTCTTGACAACGCAACGATTCCGCAGGGTGACGTTGCTGACAACGTTCAGATTGAGACAGAAGCAAACACTTATCTGGACTTCTCTGAGCGTAATCCATTCGGTGAACCATAATGCTTTCTAACGTCCATTACTATCACCGAATTATTCGTAAGCTCGTAGTCAGCTTCGGAAGCTTGTTCAATAACATGCGTCTGGTTCGCTATGACCAGAACGAGAATGAGATTGAACGCATCAACGTGCCTCTGATGTACGCATCGAAGGAAAAGTTCTACATGCGTATTCAGAATTCTCCGGACTTGCTGAATCCGGTGAATTTGACTCTGCCACGCATGGCATTCGAAATGAACGGTATTTCCTACGATCCGTTGCGCAAGATCAGCAACTTCTCGGAGCAGATTGCCGAAGGACTTCCGCTCGGCTTGAAGAAAGCACGCTACACTCCGTACAACTTCGACTTCAACCTGTACGTTTTTGTCCGTAACACGGAAGATGGCGCACAAATCGTGGAGCAGATTCTACCCTACTTCACACCCGATTATACCGTGACTCTAGATTTCGTTGGTATCAACGATATGAAGTTGGACGTTCCAATCGTCTTCAACTCCATCACCTACGATGACTCTCATGAAGGTGATCCAGAGTCAACCCGTTCTATCATCTGGACGTTGAACTTCACTGCGAAGGGATATCTGTTCGGACCAATCTCAGACATTCGAATGATTAAGAAGTCCACCGCAAATGTCTACGACAGCAGTTTTGAATCTAACCCATTGATTTCATTGAACTTAAATGATGGTCAAGGTACCTATAAGTACAATGAGTTGGTCTATCAGGGCAATGATGTTTCGGAAGCTACTGTGACGGCATACGTCAAGCAATGGAACGAAACTTCGAACACCATTCTGGTCTATGATACCAACGGCACCTTCAAGACGAATAACGATATCATCGGAGCGTCTTCTGGTGCTAGATGGAACGTGGCATCCTTCCAAGTATCGACAAATCAGTTGGTGAACATCAGCGTCACCCCAATTCCACCTACGGCAAATAGCGAAGACGAGGCGTTTGGATTCTCCACAAACATTACTGAGTACGTCTAATGACCACAATTGAACAGAAACTTGACGATATCCTTGAAGTGGAATTCGTGGGTGAAGTGACTACCATCGAACCGGAAACGGTCAGCAACACTGAGATTGTGGTAGCAGAAGACAACCTTCCCGCCACGATTCCAGAGGAACCTGAAAAACTCGACATTGAGTATGATTACGAATACACTCGTACCTTCCACCGTGACCTTCTGGAACAGGGCAATGCTGCGCTGCCAGATTTACTCAAGGTGGCGAAGGAGTCTCAGCATCCTCGCGCCTATGAGGTCGCATCCGGCTTTCTCAAGAACCTGTCGGACATGGCAGACAAACTCATGACGCTTCATAAGATCAAGAAGGACTTGGATGGCAAAGATGGCGGTCCTCCGCGTGGAACCACCAACAATATTGATAAGGCTGTGTTTGTAGGAAGCACGGCAGAACTGTTGAAGCAGATCAAGAATGAGCCTACCGTCTAATAGTTCGAATCCGAATGTTCTGAGCTTCAAGGGGTACATGGGTAGCCCCAAGCTCAAGCGCGTGGGCGTGAATATCTCACTCTCACAGTTCGAAATGGACGAGTATCGTAAATGCTCGACGGATCCTAACTACTTCATCGAACGCTACGTCAAGATCATCACGCTCGACAAGGGCTTGGTTAGCATCAAGCTTTATCCGTTTCAGAAAGATGCGGTAACTAAGATCACCACCAACCGAGAAGTCATCATCAAGGCGGGTCGTCAGGTGGGTAAGACCACAATGACCGTGGGCGTTCTCCTGTGGTACATCCTCTTCAACGAAGCAAAGACCGTAGCCATCCTCGCAAACAAGGCTAAGACGGCTCGCGAAATTCTAAATCGTCTAAAGATCGCCTATGCCGAAGTCCCTAAGTGGATGCAGCAGGGCGTGATGGAATGGAACAAGGGTGACATTGCGCTAGAGAACAACTCTCGCGTCCTCGCAGACTCAACCGCTTCCACCGCAATCCGTGGTTGGTCTATTAACTTCTTGTATCTGGACGAATTCGCATTCGTTCCAAACAACATTGCGGAAGACTTCTTCTCGTCCGTTTACCCAACCATTACGTCAGGCAGCACGGCGCAGATTTTGGTCAGTTCGACTCCTAACGGTATGAACCACTTCTACAAGATGTGGACAGATGCCGTAGAAGGGCGTAACGATTTCGTCCACATTTCGGCATCGTGGCGCGAGGTTCCCGGCAGAACCGACGAATGGGCTGAGAAGCAACGCCGCAACCTCGGTGACGAAAAGTATCTACAGGAAATGGAGTGCGAGTTCCAAGGCTCGCAGGGTACCCTCATTTCGGGTATGGTCCTCAAGTCCCTCGCCTTTGTCAAGCCGTACACCTTCGAAGGTATCGTCGGACTGTGCTACTACCAGAAGCCAATTCAAGGTCGGAAGTACGTATTGGTCGCGGACACTTCGCGTGGAAAGGGGCTTGACTATTCCGCTTTCACGGTCATAGATGTAACCGAAATTCCATATAAGGTCGTCTGTACCTATAAGGACAATGATATTAGTCCTATCCTCTTCCCGTCCGTCATTGCGAAGTTGGCGCGGTGGTACAACGAGGCGTATGTTCTAGTTGAAATTAACGATAACGGACAGCAAGTGGTGGATAGCCTGTTCGATGACTACGAATATGAGAACATCCTTTCGACCTCCGTTTCGAAGCAGAAAGTCACCCTGTCTTGGGCGGTAGGCGGTACGGGCGGCGAACGTGGCATTCGAACCACCAAGTCTGTCAAGCGGCTCGGCTGTTCCCTCATGAAGACTCTGATTGAGTCCCATAAACTGACCTTCCAAGACTTCAATATCATATCTGAACTCTCGACTTTCATAAGTAAGAAAAATAGTTACGAGGCAGACGAGGGATCTAACGATGACCTTGTGATGTGCCTTGTCCTGTTCTCATGGATGACCAACCAACCGTTCTTCTCAGACCTTTGCCAAACCAACATCAAGGAAAAGCTCTATAAGGAACAGATGGCTCAGATCGACAATGAATCCCTACCAATGCCTCTCTACAACGACGGTAGCCCTGCTGATGGTAGCCGGTTCGTTGAGGACGGTTCCGTATGGGAAATAGTGAGCCACTAGATTTCCTAAATAATCAGCAAATTCCGAATTCCTCTTATCAGGAGTAGACCCTCATGACATTTCAAGTATCTCCCGGCGTACTCACTTCCGAAATTGATCTAACGACAGTTATTCCTGCCGTTTCGACCTCTTCCGGTGCTGTCGCAGGTCCGTTCGAATGGGGTCCAGTTGACACCGTTCGCCAAGTTTCCAACGAACTTGAGCTAGTCTCGGTCTTCGGAAAGCCTGCCACCAACTCGGCTGCTACCTTCTTCACAGGCGCGAACTTCCTTGCCTACGCAAGCGACCTTCGCGTTATCCGCGCAGCCAACACTGGCGCACGTAACTCATACGCCAACACTGGTGTTATGACGGCTGTGTACTGCCCTAACGAAGAGGCATACGAAGGTAACACAAGCCTAAACACGATCACCAACTCGGTAGCAATCGCACGCTATCCCGGTAACTTGGGCAACTCGCTCAAGGTCAGCCTGCTCGCCAACACGTCCTTCGGAACGTGGCAGTATGCCGGTCTGTTCGATAAGCCACCGGGAACCTCCTACTTTGTCTCTAGCTCGTTCGGTAACTCGACGGCTAACGACGAACTACACCTTGTCGTTGTAGACGAAGACGGCGCAATCACTGGCGTAGCAAACACGGTCCTAGAGAAGTTCGCAAATCTCTCTAAGGCAACGAATGCCAAGGATGAGTCTGGTCAGTCGCTCTTCTGGAAGGACGTAATCTTCCGCAAGTCGAAGTACATCTACATTACCGGTAATCCAGAACAGGCTTCCGGCGCTATCGCAGACAACTGGAATACGGTTGCTGACGCAACATCTGCTTACCAGACGACAACCACCGTTGACGCAGACCTCAACTACTCCATGACGAATGGTTTGGATGCTGCTGTCACGGACGCTGACGTTATTCGCGCCTACGGCGAAGTCTCAAACGCTGAAAAGGTTGACGTTCAGTTGGTCATGACGGGTGCCGCAAACGCAGCCGTTGTCCTTGACGTTATCGGTAAGGTTGAGACTCGTAAGGATGCCGTCGCATTCGTTTCACCTTCGCTCGCAAACGTACAGACCACGGATATCACCACGGCTGTTGTCAACTGGCGCAACAATGCGCTCGGTAACGTATCGACCTCCTACGCAGTCATGGACTCGGGTTGGAAGTATCAGTACGACAAGTACAACGACCTGTACCGTTGGGTGCCTCTGAACGGCGATATCGCCGGTCTATGCGCACGTACCGACACGGATCGTGACCCTTGGTTCTCGCCTGCCGGTCTAACTCGCGGACAGATCAAGAACGTCATTAAGTTGGCTTACAACCCAACGAAGGCGCAGCGTGACACGTTGTACAAGAATGGCATCAACCCTGTTGTCAGTTTCACTGGCGAAGGCACGATGCTCTTTGGAGACAAGACGCTACTCGGTCGCCCATCGGCATTTGACCGCATCAACGTCCGTCGCCTGTTCATCACGCTTGAGAAGAGCATTGCGAAGGCAGCACGTTCCAGCCTGTTTGAGTTCAACGATGAATTCACTCGCGCACAGTTCGTGAACCTCGTTGAGCCATTCCTGCGCACCGTACAGGGTCGCCGTGGTATCTACGACTATCGCGTAGTCTGCGACGAAACCAACAACACCGCAGAAATCATTGACCGCAATGAATTCGTGGGTGATATCTACGTCAAGCCTGCTAAGAGCATCAACTTTATCCAGTTGAACTTTGTGGCAGTAAGAACTGGTGTCGCCTTCGAAGAAGTCGTTGGCAAGTTCTGATCTAAATAGCTAACAGGCTCACAGGAGTAGAATCAAATGTCATTTAACGTAGACAATTTCAGAACAGCCATGCAGTTTGACGGCGCACGCCCAAATCTGTTTGAGGTTGTGTTACAGTTCCCATCGTTCGTTCAGCTAGGTAGTCAGGCATCGTCCCTTTCACGGTTTTTCGTGAAGACGGCGCAGCTTCCCGGCAGCACGATTGGTGCGGTCACTGTTCCATACTTCGGCAGAGAAGTCAAGGTCGCTGGCAACCGTGTCTTCCAAGATTGGAGCGTCACGGTCATCAACGACGAAGACTTCACGATTCGCAACGCTTTCGAACGTTGGCACCGTGGTATTAACGGCAACCAGAGCAACCTCCGCGAGCCGGGTGCTGTCAGCACTTCGCCTCTCGCACCGGGAACGTCCTACTCCGTTGATGCCGAAGTGTATCAGTATTCGAAGGCAGGCGGCTCGCCAATTAAGAAGTACCGTTTCGTCGGTATGTTCCCTAATGACGTAGCCGGTATCGACCTTGATTGGAGTTCTAACGACACTATCGAAGAATTCTCGGTCACGCTGTCGTATCAGTATTGGCTGTCGGAAGATACTAAGTCCGCTGTTCCACAAGCAACGGCTTAATTTGAAAGTGGGAGCGTTGATGTACAAGTCAACGCTCCCTTCCTTTGATATGGAGTAAAGTATGGCAGGCATCAATCTATTCGGATGGCAGATCACTCGCGCTGCGGACGAAGATACCGTAGAGTCCCAAGCACCCGCAATCGCGCCTCCGCAGACGGATGATGGTGCGTATGTAATCAATGCGGGTTCGCTCGGTGGTTACTACGGCACCTACCTCAACCTAGAATCCGCATTCAAGAACGAGAACGAGCTAATCTCTCGTTATCGCACGATGGCAATGCAGCCCGAAGTGGAAGCCGCCATTGATGAAATCGTCAACGAAGCAATCGTCCACGATGAAAAAGGTCAGTCCGTAGAAATCATTCTGGACGAATTACAACAGACCGAGAACATCAAGAAAATGCTGCGCGAAGAGTTCAAGCAACTCCTGCGTATGCTTGACTTCGACAACAACGGTCATGACATTTTCCGCAGATGGTATATCGACGGTCGCCTGTTCTATCAGGTACAGATTGACGAGCAGAATCCAAAGAACGGAATCATTGGTCTGGTGTACCTAGACCCGAGAAAAATCCGCAAGATTCGCACGATTATCAAGGACAAGGATCCTCGCACTGGCGTAGAATACGTCAAGGGCTACGCAGACTTCTACGTGTACAATGACAAGTCGATGACTGCGGGTAACATGGTCATGTCCTCACCTGTCGATGCTTCCATGAAGATCGCAGAAGACGCAGTTGTGAACATCAACTCCGGTCTGATGGATGTGAGCCGCAACATGGTTCTCTCCTATCTTCACAAGGCAATCAAGCCACTCAACCAGTTGCGCATGATCGAAGACGCAGTAGTAATTTACCGTCTATCGCGTGCGCCGGAACGTCGCGTATTCTACATCGACGTTGGTAATCTGCCTAAGATGAAGGCGGATCAGTACATGAACGATATCATGACGAAGTTCCGTAACAAGATCGTCTATGATGCGTCAACCGGTGAAATCAAGGATGATCGTAAGTTCACTTCGATGATCGAAGACTTCTGGATTCCGCGCCGTGGTGAAGGTAAGTCTACTGAAATCACTACGCTACCACCGGGACAAAATCTCGGTGAATTGAGTGACGTGAAGTATTTCGAACAGAAACTCTACAAGTCACTCGGCGTTCCAGTGTCGCGTCTAGAACCACAGCAAGGATTCTCGCTCGGACGCTCCAACGAAATCACTCGCGACGAATTGAAGTTCAATAAGTTTGTCGAGCGTCTGCGTGCTAAGTTCACGTTGTTGTTCGATGAACTCATGAAGCGTCAGCTAGCCCTCAAGGGAATTGCGAGCTACGAAGAATGGGATCAGATCAAGGAATTTGTGTACTATGACTTCCTAGAAGACAACAACTTCTCGGAACTCAAGGACGCAGAACTTCTGAACAATCGTATCGTAACTCTCAATGCCGTCACACCATATGTCGGCGTTTATTACTCAATGGAGTGGGTGCGCAAGAATGTGCTTCACTTGTCTGAGGAAGAGATTGAAGAAATGAACGCTCAGATTGAACAAGAACAAGAAGTACAAATGGCTATTGCGTCGGCGGAAGCTGCTAAACAACAAGTCCTCGCCTCAACTCAAGTGCCGGTTCCCGGTATGGGTAATGGCGGTGGCGGCGGTGGTCCACCACGATGAAAACACTAAATAGTCTTACATTCGATGGAGTTACAAGAGTATGACCACCGCAAACCACCTAATCAATGCTCTGGCATCACAGGACAGTGAAGCTGCGAATAGCTCATTTGATGCTATTATTCAGGACAAAATCACTGACTACCTAGAAGTCAAGAAGGTTGAACTCGCGTCAACCATCATGGACGATATTCAGGAAGGTCAGGGAATGGACGCACAACGTCGGTGGACTCGCCACGTTTCGGCTATCGGCAAGGGTTACGAGGGCGCACTAGGACATAAGGTTTCCGTTCACCGTCAGGAACTCAAGGGCGCAGCACGCAAGTATTTCAAGAACATGGGTGGTGTTCCCGGTGGTGTAGGCGCAGAGTATGTTGACAAGGGCGCGAAGTTTGTCAAGGACGCTCGCACGGCAGTCAAGAACAAGCGTCTACAGGGTGAGGAAACTATCGTAGAAGGTGGTCCCACTCGCAAGCATTTTCAGCAGACCGCAGATCTAATTAAACAGATTGAGCATCCTGAGAAGCGCAAGGAAATGGCGCAGCATCACGCATCCCTGTTCGCACAGCAGAACCCACGTTTCGATAAGTCTAAGTTCATGGCAGCGGCAGGCGTAAACGAAGCTCTAGATCCCGGCGCAGCCCCATCTAACGCCACGTTGAATCGTAACATCCTTTCGAACATTCGGAGGGCAGTTCAAACCCTTCGCGTAAAGGGTGTAAATCCAACCATGGCAGCAGCGGGTCATCGTGACTTTGCGAAGCTCGCAGCTAAGAATCCAAAGGCTCCCGGCTACGCACTTTTGCGTAAGTTAGCGCCTAACAAGGCGGCGGCGGTACAGTCACTTACTCAGGCGGGTGTCCCGCTCGGTCAGTCACTTGAGGCTTCGCCACAAGAATTCAATCAGGTTGTACAGAGAATCAAGCGGTTTAAGTAACATGAAGTTCAAGGATCTACGTTCTAAGTTGAATGAGGCTAATAATCTCAGGAATGAAGTCATTCCTGCGCCTATGCTCGTTCTGCGTCGGCGTGGTATCCGTATCTTTCCTGACGGAAAGCATGTCGCACTTTACACTAATGATAAATACAATCTGGTATTTACGGTTCCATACGGCGGCTCTGCCGGTAACTCGGATTTGAGCGCACCGTTGGTGGGTGTTCCAAATGGATAACATCCTGCTGATGTTGGATGAAATCGCAGAGGCAAAGCTGACCGCATACAAGATCGCGATGGCTTTGAGTCTGGATGAAGCTAATTTCAGGATTGTTAAGGCGCGTGTACGTGGTGGCAAGATTCAGAGAAGAAGGAAAGTTTCTACTCGTCCCGGCTACACAGTACGCGGTGGTAAGTTGGTTAGAATGTCCACCAGTGAGCGTATGCGGCGTAAGCGCGGCGCTCGTAAGGGCAAGGTCAAGCGCAAGGCTAAGATGGCACGCGCAATGATCAAGCGTAAAAGGTCGCTGAGAAGACGTAAGGCACTAGGGGTATAAAGATGAAACTCATAACAGAGTACACAATTCAGGATGTAAAGGTTATCACCGAAGAAAAGAACGGTGTTAAAAGCCTATACATCACTGGACCGTTCCTAGTAGGCGAGCAGAAGAACCGCAACGGGCGCGTCTACTCCAAGTCCATTCTAGAGCGCGAAGTCAAGCGTTACAACGAAGAGTATATCTCTAAGAATAGAGCATTCGGTGAGTTGGGTCATCCCGACTCTCCATCAATCAATCTGGACCGTGTTTCACACCTGATTGTCAACATGAAGCAAGAGGGCGCAACATTCATTGGCAAGGCTAAGATCCTTGAAACTCCCAATGGAAAGATCGCCAAGGCGCTCCTTGAGGGTGGTGCTACACTAGGCGTTTCTAGCCGTGGTATGGGTTCCCTTAAGGAAGTCAACGGAATGAACATGGTTCAAGACGACTATTTTCTCGCTACAGCAGCGGATATTGTGGCTGATCCATCTGCTCCCGGTGCCTTTGTACAAGGCATTATGGAGGGTAAGGAATGGATTTGGGACAACGGTATCGTCCGTGAGGTCGATGTTGTCGAAATGTATGATGAGATTAAGCAAGCGAAGTCTAGACAGATCGAAGATATCTCCTTGAGGATCTTTGAGAATTTCTTGTCAAAACTTTGAGATTACTAAATAAACGTACCTAACAGGAGTTAGACATGAAAAAGTCCCTATCTGAATCTGCTGCCGAAATTCTAGCAACGTCGCTTGGTTCGTCCAAGAAAGACGCTATGCCTGTTGGTCCCGGCGCAGGAGCGCAGGATCTTGGTGGGCAGACGCCTACCACTGAGCCAGAAGCAATTGGCGCAAAAGTATCGGCTGCGGCAAAAGAAGCCCCAAAGCCCGGTCAAGTCAGCGCACCCGCTGAGACTGAGCATCAGGATCCTCTTAAGAAGAAGAAGGAAGCCAACGATGTTGGTTCCGTTGAAGCGCGTCCCGGCACTACGATTGCTGATCAGGGAACGCAGGCTAACGAAGAGACTGAGGAAGATGATCTTCCTGAGTTGACCGAAGAAGAGATTGACGCATATCTCGACTCGCTAACCGAAGAAGAACTCGCTGAACTTGCCGCTCTCGCAGAGCAGGATGAGGAAGAAGGCGAAGTCGTTTCCGAAGCCAAGAAGGACAAGGAAGACGATGAAGAGGAAGACGAGGACGAGGAAGAGTGTAAGGCTAAGAACGAAGAAGTCGAACTGACCGAAGAGGAAGTTGCGGCGGCTCGTAAGGAAGCACTCAAGGCTCTAGTCTCCGAGAACATGGGTTCTTGCGCACAGGATATCGACGCTCTATTCAGCGGCGAGTCTCTGTCGGAAGAGTTCAAGACTAAGGCAACGACGATTTTCGAAGCCGCTGTTCGCAGCCGCGTCGAAGCTATCGTAGAAAAGGTTGCCGCAGAGAACGAAGCAATCATGGAATCCACTGTGTCTGAGCTAGAAGAGCAGATGACCGGTCAGGTAGATGAGTATCTCAACTACGTGGTCGAGCAGTGGATGGAAGAAAACAAGCTTGCTGTTGAGTCTGGTCTGCGCGTAGAAATCGCAGAAGACTTCATGGCAGGACTCAAGAACCTGTTCACGGAACACTATATTGAAGTTCCAGAAGACAAGGCTGACCTCGTAGAAGAACTTGCTTCGCAAGTTGCTGCGAAGGAAGAGGCTCTGGCTGAACAGGTCAAGAAGTCCGCAGAATTGACCAAGGCTCTGAATGAGTCCAAGGCACAGGAAAGCCTCCGCAAGATTTGCGAAGGTCTGACCGAAGTACAGGTCGAAAAGATTAAGTCGCTCGCAGAGGGCGTAGAGTTCACCACAGAGGGTGAGTATTCGCAGAAGCTCGCAGTGATTCGCGAGAATTACTTCCCATCCGGCAAGAAGGTAAGTG